GTTGCCAAAACCGACTGCGAGCGCGGCGTGATTCAAGAGGGAGTAGGGCTTTCGGGCTTGATGTAGCGGGATTCGATTCCCCGCATCTCCACGGATTGAAAGCCGCCAGAAATGGCGGCTTTTCCTTTATTTCCAACGGTTTGCGACTGTTGCCGATGTTTATCGAGATTACGAAAATCACGTCGTTTTCTAAAAAATGTTGCCAAAATGTTGCCACGGAACAAGCCCTCGAACAACAAAACGCCTCTCCCCCAGCCATGCTGAGAGAGAGGCAACTCCGTATGGACTTAACAGCCGTCAAGCTCGACGCGAAGCTCTGTCAAGTGTCGCCGCCGAATCGGTGGCAATGATTATTTTTCGCCGGAATCGTCCGGCTTGGCCGCCGTGAGCTGGCTCACGCCGATCAGAGCGCCAACGAACAATCCGATCGCGTTGATCGTGGTCACAATCTCACCGCAATGAGGCAATCCCCACTGCGGGCCGACCGCGCCGACCAGCCACGCGACGGCCGGCAAAGCGATCAACGCGAGCCACTTGAGCGCCTGATACGTCTTGTTTGGCAGCAGGTAGCCATTGGTATTGGATTCGTCCATTCCACACCTCCTTAAAATTCGAGGCCGGTCAGTGCAAGACCTGACCGGGATAAATCGTGTACGGGGCACGCAACCCGTTGCGTTGGGCCGCGGCCGGCCAGCCGGAACCGTAGATCTTCCACAAGCTCTCGCCTGCTGTGACCACGTGGGACGCGCCGACAGTCCGAGCGCCGACGTTGGAGGCCGTGGAGCCTCCGTAGCAGACGCGCTGACCCGGCCAGATCCGGTTGATGTTGCCGCTCGGCACGCTCCATGCGCTGGCCGGCGTGCGGCCGGTACGGCTGGCGATCGCTCCCATGGTGTCGCCGGAGCTGACCACTACGCAGTAGCCGGTATTGCCAGATGGCGTCGTGACGCCGCTGCCGGACAGTCGCCGGTTGACGATGGCCATGACCGCCGCATAGTTGGATCCGAGCGCCTGTCGTCGTGCGGGGTCGTTGCCGAAGTCGCCGCGGATGGTGCGCGTGGCCAAAGCGTTCAGGTCGACCGTCGGAGCTGTCGTTGGCTGTGGCGTCGGCTTGACGTTCGGCAGGCTCGCCGTGCCCTTGTCGTCGGGGTTCGCGTACTTGCGCCATGCCGCGCGGTCGCCGCGGAACTTGTTCAGGTCGAGGCGTCCTGACCAGCCGCTGAGACTGCCGTTGGACGTGTACTGCCTCATCACCTCGCCGCGCGCTCCGATGTTCCACGGGGCGGTCTGGTAGCCGGTGACGAGGTTCGTCGCGTACTGTGCGATCCAGATGCCGCAGTTCAGCTCCGTCTCCATGCCGGCGACCTGCCAGTACCCGGAGTCCATCGTGTAGATGATGGGGTTGACGCCTGTCAGACGCTTGACCTCGCGCGCCCAGCGGCGCGGCCACTGCTTGTCGCCCCATGCCGTGTTGTCCTGCGCCTCCCAGTCGAGGATCAGCACGCTCTTGTGCACGTATCCGCGCACGTTGTCGACGAAGAACCGGGCTTCGGTCTCGGGGTTGCCGCCGCGCGCGTAATGGTAGACGCCGGTCTCCTTGCCGCTGTTGATGGCGCCGGCGAGCTGACGGTTAGCGTCGGTGTTGACGCCGTTGGACAGGCAGCCGCCGTACACGCCGCCGGAACCCCATGTGGTGCCGACGATGACGAAATCTGCCGGCACGGTCGCGGTGTCGATGCCGCACTGCCAGTTCGAGATGTCGTATCCGTCCATGTCGGCCATCGCCGCCGGGGCGAACGCCATGGAGACTGCGACGGCGAGCGCGGTCAGCGGCGTGCGCCAGCGTCGGCGGGGTTTCATGTGCTTCGGCTTGCCTTTGTTGAGGATGCTCAAATTCCTCTCCTTTCTATATAAAAAAAGCCACCCGTTTGAGTGGCTTTTGTGGTTGGTGAAAAATATCAGTAGGGACGGTCGGTGGCGGCCAGATGGAAATGCACCAATGTCATGAGTGCTCCTTCCTTGTTGGGCCGTTATGCGCGGCCATGATCTCGTTGTGCATCTTCGTTCCCGTCCCGTTGCCGCCAAGCGCGCTGTACGCGCTGTATGCGTCATCGGCCTCGTCCATCACCTCGACCGGTATCGGACTGTTGGTCTGCACGTATTCACGGTGAATGCGGATGATCTCCGCACGGAGCAGAACACGCAGGCCGTGAATCATCGCACGCCCGTACCTCCATACCACCGCGACAAGCGTGACCGCACCGCCGCACATGGCGGGCACGAGCCATGCGACGATCTGATCGAGCAGTTGCATCACAGGCCTTTCTACTGTGGAATCCCACACGCCGACCATTGCGGACAGGCCGCGACGGCGTGTGGGATTTGGAGGTTAAAAGATGCTGTTGTCCGTTTTCCATGACGAGGTGTGGCTGCCGTCGTGCGTGAATTTGAGGGAATGCACCATGGTCGGCTACGAGAGCGCTTATCGACGGCATATCGGGCCACGGTTCGGTTTTGTGGATATGGCGGACATTACGGTCGCGGATGTGGAATCATGGCTTGCGGGCATCCAATCGCCGGGTGCGGCACGTAAGGCGTGGGCTGTCTTGCGGGCGATGTTGCGTAAGGCGTTGAGGTTCGGCGTGTTGGACGTGGACATTACGTTGCGCGTGCAATCGCCGAAGCAGCCGTATTATCGTGCGCCTGTATTGGATGCGAGACAGATTCGCACGCTGTTGCAAGGGTTTTACGGTCACCAGTTGGAGGCGTGGCTTATCTGCGCTGTGACGCTCGGATTGCGCACGGAGGAAGGCTACGGCTTGGAATGGTCTGACATTGACCTGCGTACCGGCGTCGTGCATGTCAGTCGCGGCGTCCAATGGGTTGCCGGACATGAGATCGTCGTGGACACGAAGACGGAGCAGTCCACGAGGGACGTGGTGCTGCCGCGATTCGCCATCCAGAGGTTGCGTGAGCTGAAAGGCAAGGGACGGCTTATAGGCGATTTGACACCGCCACAGGTGGCGAGACGATACGCCTCATGGTGCCGCAGAAACAACCTGCCATATGTTCCAGCCCGGAACCTCCGTCACTCGTGGGGCACCACCGCGCTGGCCGCAGGCGTGGACGTGGCAGTGGTCAGCCGCGCATTAGGCCACAGCAGCATCAGCACCACCGCACGCTACTATCTGCGTCCTGAGACCAGCGTGCTCAAGGACGCGCAACGAAAATGGGAGGCGACGATACTGCGATAGTTTTCCCTAACCCAGCCGAAACACAGGAATGTTCTGAAGTCCAAAACGTTCGATGGGATGAATGTATTGGCTGTCAGGAACCTTGGGGCAGTCACGATCTGGGTCGCGCAGGTCGGTTCAATCCGCACAACCGCAGAAGGCGTGGTAATCGGTACCGTCGAGGATGATTCGAGGCCTGCGGTGCCGGTGCGCTGCCTCTTCGGTACCAACAATGGCGTGTGGGGCATTGTCTGCGTTGATACGGGCGGCAACATCACGCTGACCCACAAATTCAACGACGCTGACGTCATATGGTCGTTTATCGACATCAGCTTCAGCTACGTCATCGCCTGAATGGTTTTCCCTAACCCATCGCACGGCAACATGGAAAGTGCCGTACAGCCGTGGCCTTATCAGTTTCGACCGCATTGGCAGCCTGTGTTTCGCGAGCGGAAACGTGAAATTCGATGGAAGCGGCGATCAGAATTACGTGGCGGCGCAGGAAACCATACCACAGGGTTACAGACCGGTGACAGTAAACACTGCGATAGCGGTGTTCGGCGGAAACTGCACGCTAATCCTTTACAGCGAAAAATCAGGCAAGGTGACCATGCTCGGCAATCCGAACAATGCTTACGCGGGCTGCACCGGCGTCTGGTACACGGATGACCCAATGCCAGCCTAGACGCCGACGAACCACGTCAAGTAGCCTACTCGATTATCGTTGCTGCCGGAATTGCCTATGTTCGCGGCTCGTATCAGACCAGAGGGATTGACCGCAAGCAGTCCAGTATGGCTACCGCCGTTGCTGACCAGCATCGGAACGCCGACCTCTTTTTTAGGTCTGAGGTCGTCGGGCACCGTGTACGGGCAGTTCAACGAGTCCCATGAGCCGCCGCCGATTTTCACGGTCGCATTGACGGCCATGATCGACCCGCACCTCGTGACCTTCCACCCATTCGCGTTGTACAAGACGCTGGGGGTTAGGGAATCCCACAGCTTCGACATGGGAGGCAGCTGTTTGATGAGCATGACCGGCGTGCCGGGCGTGATCCCGCTTATCGGGATGCGGGCGATCGGGATCCACGCCGTGCCGGAGGCCGAGTGGATGCTGCCCGACGGGACGGTCGGGTCGGCGGCCGTTCCGGTGTTTGGCGTGCCTTTGAGCACGGCGATGGCAGCGGTCTCGATGTTCTGACCGTTCCGCGTGTATTTGAGGCAGACGAGGTCGTTGCGGTTCCGGCCGCTCACGCCGCTTTCGATGGTCGCGGTCTCGGCCTCGGTGACTCGCGCGTATCGTCCTTCGACCACGAGGTTGAGGACGGGGATCAGCGCATGGTTGGCGTCCTGCATGGTGACCGCGGGGAATTCCCCGTCAGCCCCCTGCAGCAGGTAGCTGCCGTTGCCTATGACCCCGGCTTGCATGGCGCCCATGTCGCCGCTGGTGATGTGCGGTGTGCCGCCCTTGCCTGTGATGAGTGTGGTGGTCATGTCAGTCCTTTCCCTCGGTAAGCCATGCCGTGTAGGCCGCGTCCTGCGTGGCGGCGAGTTTCTTGAATTCCTGCTGGCATGAGGTGCATGCCAGCGCCTCCTGCGTCACTCCGTCCGCGGTGGTGTGTTTGATCTGGTGCCAGTCGCTCGACGTGCGCGGATCTCCGTCGGTGAGGTATGCGCTGTCGTGGCAGCGGTCGCATGTGTATTTGGTGATGTTCGTGGTTTTTGCCATGATGTTCCTTTCAGGCGAGTCTTTGCCAGACGTGTCCGCCGATGATGGTGTGGATTTCCTTCCATGTGCCGCCATGGTCGTTGGGGTCTCCGGCGACGCACCAGTAGAGCGAGCCGATTGGGTGTGCGGCGAGGAAGGATGCCGCTGTCGCGCTGGATTGCGCGGTGATGGTGCCGTCCGGGCCGATGGTGATGGTCTTGCCATCGGGTTTGACGCCGCCGAGGGTGACGGTGGATGCCACTGGCAGCGCGTACTTGTTCGCGCCGGACTGGATGCCGTCGAGCTTCTTCTTGTCTGCGGCGGCGAGGAGCCCGTCCGCCGATGATGTGGCCTGTGCGACGGTGATGGAAGCCGTCTCGTCGGTGCGGGTCACTGTGACTGGAGCCGATGCAGTGATGTCCAAGATTCGCGCCTGCGCCGCGGCCAACGCGTTCTGCGCCGTGGTGGTGGCCGTGTCGGCTTTTACGCCGGCCTGTTTGGCGAGGTCTCTGGCGCCTCCGATTTCGGCCGCGGCGTCGGATGCGGCCTTGTTGGCTTCGGTGGCGGTTTTGCTGACCGTTTCGAGGTCGGCGGCGGTCACATCGGCGCTGAACGTCCAGTTGGAGAGGGTGAGGCCGCTGCCGGCGTAGTAGGCGTGGCCGTCTCCGGAGCTTGAGCCGCCTCCGGTCTCCCCTGTCGTTTCCGTTGAGGCGGTGGTCGCCTCGTAGGTTACGGTCGGGATGCCGTCCGAGATCTTGACGATCTTCTTGGTGATTTCGGCGGTGACTTGCAGACCGGTGGTGTTGTCGCGGCCGGTCACGGTGTCGCCCACGTCGAGGTCGATGCCGTCGGTAACGTCCACGTCGATGCTGCCTGTATCTCGCAGCTCCTGGAGCTTTGTCTTGCCTTTGGTCTCGAGTTCGGCGGCGTCGGCGGTGGCGAGCTCGTAGACGCTTGTGCGCTCGTCCGCGCCTTTGATGGTCTGCGTGTGGCTGAGCGTGCCTTTCTGGTCGGCGTACCAGTGGACGACGATCCTGTCCTTGAGGTCGCCCTTGCCGAGGCAGATCAGGTGGTTGATCGGATGCGAGGCGAGGGTCGCGTCGAAGTCGATGAGGTCGGAGTCGATGAGGTCGCCGGCGGCCGTGATCGGCGGCGCGTCGACTGTCACGCCGTTCTGTGCTGCGGTGATGCGCAGCCGCAGTCCTGATGCGCGCAGCATCTTGGACAGGCCGCTCCACGCGTCGCAGTACCGGTTGAACTGCCAGCGTGCGGTTTTGGACGTGCCTTCCGTGACGGTGATGATGTCCTGCAGTCCGATACGGGAGATCACCGTGCGCAGGAGCGTGCCGATCGTGCCGCTCATGGTCAGGTAGTCCCTGCCCTTGTCCGGTTCGAGGATCTTCGAGGCGAGCAGGCCGTGCCAGTCGCGCCCGTGGTAGGTGAGCTCGCCTTCGCCTCCGGTGACGCTGGTCTTCACGTCGTCGACGATGCCGCCCCAGCCTGTCCCGTCGACCCACCACCGGCATCCGGGCTGCAGACGTGCCGGGCATCGGAGGTCGAAGTCGTTCTCCCCCGACCCGTATGCCAGGTCGAGCGTCCATGAGGCGTATGAGCCGGTCGGGATGCCATCCGTGTCGGTGACGATCAGGTCCATGGAGGTTCGCTCCTCTCCTCGATGGCGGTCAGGTCGAATTTGAATCCGCCGGCCCAGCTGATGCTGCTTGTGCCGGGCGGCAGCGGTTCGAAGATGTAGGTTCCGGATCCGCGTCCGGTGCCTCGCACTGCCTTGGCGAAGAGGTTGGTGCGCAGGCCGGTGTCCGAGATCATCGTGACGGTTCTGCTATCGGAGGCCGCGTCAATCTCGAGGCGGCTTCCGGCCGGTATGGTCGCGTCGACCTCGTACCGGTTCGTGCCGATGATGATGTACGGGTTGACGCACGGGCCGAAGATCGTGAGCTTCACCGGCTGCGGCATGCCGGTCGCGTTGGTCACGGTGTCGAGGATGCTCATGCCGGCGTAGTCGTGCGGGTAGTCGTACGGGTAGTCGAGGTCGCCGCCGGTCTTGTCGGCTCGCGGGTCGTGGTGTTCGGTGGTCCCGCGCCGCCACACGCCGTCTGCAAGCACGATGGTCAGCTGCGTCTCGACCATCGTGGGCGTGATGGACTGCGGTTCGCTCTTCGCGATCCACGCCCTGGTCTTCCATTCGCCGTCGGCCACGAGGGTGCCTGGCGTGCCGGCGGCCATGTCGGCGTCGGCGAGGCGGCGCAGCAGGTCGAGCGTGGCGGTCGAGTCGTGGATCTTCACGGCGACGGTCTCCTCGCGCGCGCCGCGGGTGATGCCGGTCAGGCCGCGTGCGCCGATGCTGTAGTCCCAGACGCGGCCGCGCAGTCCCGTGAGCGTTTCGCCGTACAGAGGCCCTTCGAAGCCGATGCGCTCACCTGTGGCGGCGCACACGTATTCAAGCGATTGCACTTCTCACCTTCCTTGCGAAGTCGCGGTCCCCTATCGTCGGCGTACACCTGGCGATGATCGATCCGAGGTCGTCGTGCAGCGATTCGACGGCCGCGATGAGTTCCCGCAGATCGCCGTCGCCGGCATTGGCGCCGGTGCCGGCCGTGACGTTCAGCCTGCCGGTCTTCGACCAGTCCGCGTCGGAGAGGCTCATCGTGGAGACGAGCGAATCCATGGAACGGCTGACCACATGCGCGGAATCGTCGATGCCCAATGCCATGCCACGTCCGACCATCACGCCGACCTCGTCGCGGAACACACGCGACGGGGAATGGATGCCCAAAGCGTTCTTGGCCTTGTCCACCAAGCCCGACAACGCGTTGGTGATGCTGGAATACAACGAGCCGACCATTCCTGTGATGCCGTTGATCAATCCCTGGATGATGTTGCGTCCCGCGCTGACGAGCCAGCTTCCCGCGCCGGACACCGCGCTCCGGACGGTTCCGCCGATCCCGCTCACGACGCTCCCGACACGGCCAACCATGTTGCTTACGGTGCCGACGATGCCGCCCCAGACGCTCGACACAATGCTTCCGACGCCATTCCACAACGCGGCCCACACGCTTCGGATGGTCGAGCATGCGGCGGATACCACTCCGCTGACCATGCCGATGCCAGCGGAGACGACACCTTGGATGCCGCCCCACACTGCCGACACGATGCCCTGGATGGCCGACCACGCGGCGCTCCAGTTCCCGTTGACGACCGCGAGCGCCAGTTGGATGATGCCTTGGATGACGGCGAGTGCGGTGCTGATGACTGTGGTGACGATGGTCCATGCGCCTTGTACGACGGTGGATATGGTGTTCCATAGTCCGTTCCAGACCGTGCTGATGATGGTGGCGGCGGTTTGGAAGATGGTTTGGATGTTCTGTATTCCGGCTTGCAGGAGTGGTGTGATGGTGGTGATGAATGTTTGGATGCCGGTGATGATCGCGGTGAGTGCGGTCATGATGATGGGGCCGATCGTGTTCCAGACGTTTTGGAGGACGGTGGTGATGAGTGTCCATCCGGTTTGCCAGATTTGCTGGATTTGGCTCATGGTCTGGGTGATGAATATGGCGATGGTTTGCAGGATTGGCTGGCATGCGGTGCTGATCTGGTTCCAGATTCCCATGAACCATGTGGCGAAGCTGTTCCAGAGTCGTTTGCCCGTTTCGGTTTGGGTGAAGAACCATGTCAGTGCGGCGACGACCGCGCCGATGGCTACGACAAGCATGCCGATCGGATTCGCATCCAAGGCAGCGCTGAATGCCAATTGCACGGCGGTAGCAGCCTTGGTCACCGAGCTCCACGCCGATTGGGCGGCCTTGACGATATTGAACGAGCTGGCGAGTTGCTTCAGGCCGCCCGCCGCGCTTCCCACGTCGGATAATTTGCCAATCAGGTCGAAAGCGGCCGTAGCGGTCTTCTCCACACCGGAGGCAGTCGCGGAAATGGCCTTCAGTCCACCGGAAACTGTCTTCAGCCCGGCCGAGACGATATCCCAGCCCTTGACCGCGAGCAATGCAATGGTGATGGCTTTCAACGCGCCGGATACCAGTGCGCCGTTCTGCTGCGCCCACTGTCCGACCGACTGCAGCCAGCCTCCCACCGTCATGAGCACGCCGGTCAAAGTGTTCAACAGTCCGGCGAAGCTCTGCGCCGCGGAACTGGCGGTGCGCGCGCTGTCGTTGAAGCCGAAGGCCTGCGAGACCGCGGCCGCCAATCCGGAAACCAGCGAGCCCAATCCGGAGATGACGCCGGTCAGGCTTTCAAGGAACGGCTGCAACGCGCCCGTCTCGATGAACGTGTTGACGAACGTCTTCGCCCATCCCGCCGCGTTCGACAACGCCTGCGCGACCGAAGCGACCACTCCCGCGAGCGCGCCGGCGGTTGTGGAGAACATTGTGGCGGCTTCGCCGCCATTGTTGAGTCCGCCTATGAGTGATGTGATTGCGTTCCAGAGGCCAGTGAGTTGGCTTTTGAGGCTGGCCGTCGCCGAGGCGAGCATCTGGAAGCCGGGGATGTTGGAGATCGTGTCGCCAAGGTTTTTGAGTTTCGCCTGTGTGGCGGGTATCGCGTTCTCGAGACCTTGTTGGAGTGCCGCTCCGACTTTTTGCAGGGTTGGTGTGACGGCTGCGGTGAATGTGTCGATGAGTGGGATGGCTTGGTTGAACAGGCCTCGCAGGCCGTCGAGGACTGGTGTGGCGGCTGTTTCTCCGAGTCGGCTCAACGCGGCTTTCACGTTGGCCAGGGCGCCGGTGAATGTGGTGCCTGCGGATAGTGCGGCGCCGCCTAGGCCTTCCTGCATGGCGTCGGCGAAGGTTTGGAAGTCGATTTTGCCGTCCGAGACCATGTCGGACACTTCGGCGCTGGTCTTGTTCAGGTGCTTGCCGAGCATTTGGAGGACTGGGATGCCGCTCGACATGAGCTGGAGCATGTCGTCGCCCTGGAGTTTGCCTCGGGCGGCGACGGAACCGAAGATCATGCCGATGTCGGTGAGGCTTCTGCCGCTGATCTGCGCGGTGTCGGCCACGGTCTTGAGGACCTTGGTGAGCTGGTCGCCTTCCTTGATGCCGGATGCTGACAGGCTGGCCGCGACGGTCGCGGCGTCACCCAATCCGAACGCGGTGCCTTTGACGGAGGCGAGCGCGTCGTTCATGATCTCGGTGACGCTCGCGCTGTCGTGGCCGAGGCCTTTGAGTTTGGCTTGCGCGTTCTCGATGTTGAGGGCGCGGGTGAAGCCGCCTTTGGCGGCCAATGCGGTGATGCCGCCGGCGAGGGTGGCGATCGCGCCTGTGCCGACCTTGCCGATTTTGCCGAATGCTCCGCCGATCTTCGAGATGAGGGTGCTGGAGCCTTTCCTGGAGGCTTTGTTGACGGCGTCGCCGATGTCGCCTTCGATGCTTTTGCCGAATCCTTTGCCGGATGGTTCGACGTGGACGTATACGACGCCTATGTCCTGTGCTGCCATCGTGTTTCCTTATTCGTAGGTTGGGATTCCGATGGCGGTCGGAGTCAGAGGTCGTCGTTGATGTGGAAGTAGGCTTTGAGCCGTTCCCTGTCCTCGCGTTGACGGCGGGTGAGGTTGTGCGTCGGGGTTGGCGGGCGGAGCGGGTCGTGCTCGTGGTCGAACCATGGGCGTTTGCGTTGTCCGGACAGCGTCCAGACCGCCTGTTCGGCTCCGTCGGGCGCGTAGACGGCGTTCTGCAACGCCATCCACGAGTGGCTCGTATGGTCCTTGAGGATCTCGCGGGTCAATGCCCATGCGAGTCCCCAGTCGGTTCGCGGGCGGGCTCCCTCAATCCATTCCTGGAAGCGTACGGGCCTGTAGATCTGCCCGTACGCTCGGATCCAGTCGTAGGCTAGTGCCGCGCGATTGTTGTTCCAGAGGTGGGCGAGGTAAACGCTTTTGGGTCCAGTCCGGATTCCTCGGCCCACGCCTTGATGGTCGCGGTGAGGTAGGCCATCGGACGTTTGGTCTTGCGCAGCACGTTCCAGAAGTTCGGCTGCATCGTCTGGAAGTAGGCGAGGAACGTGCTCACGCAGGCCGTGATTTCCTCGTCGGACAATGCGGGCTTGCTTTTGATCAGGAGGATGGCCTGGACGAGTTCGATGGGCAGTTCCGCGTTGTTGAGGTTCGGCAGGTCGAGTTTGACGCCGGCGACCTCGAGGTGCACGTCGGGTTTGAGCTCGTCTGCTTCTGTCAGGTCTACGTCCACTACGTGGTATTCTTTGTCGCTCATGTTGGCTCCGTTCTAATGGTTGGCGGTTGAATGGGTGTCCCGTGCGGCCGACCGCCATCGGCCGCACGGGAAGAATCAATGGGTCACTTGGCGTCTTCAGTGACGAGGCCCCATGCGTGGAACTGTTCGCCGTTGGTGCCCTTGAGCATCTTGAACGTCATGCTGAAGTTCATGATCTCGCTGGATTTCAGGCTCACGTCGTCACGGTCGGACACCTTCGCGTTGGTGCCGTACAGGAGGAACGGACGGTCCTGCTGGTCGAGCGCGACCAGCACGAGGATCCACTCCTTCTTCAATCCGGCGCCCTTGATGCTGATGCCGCCGTCCGAATCGACGTCCACGTCGAAGTAGGCGGACACGACATCCTTGCGGCCTTCCATGGCGGCCAGTTGGAGGGTCCAGTAGCCCGGATCCGTGTCGGATAGGACGATGTCGCCGTTGTGGGCCTTGTAGTCGGTGCTGTCGCCCGGCTCCGGATGCAGGACGGCGCCGTCCTCCGTGGAGTAGCCGATCGGCTTCTTGCTTGCCGGTGGCGTCCAGTTCACGCCGGTCGGAGCCACGAACGTGCTGTCGCCCTTGGGGAACAGGAACAGCGCGTAGTTTTTGATCAGTCGCACGTTGCCGGAATTGTTGCCGTTGGACACGTACCCGTAGTCGGTCGCGCCCTGCGCGGCGACGGTGGTTTTTTCGTTGTTGTCAGACATTCGTCTGCACCTTTCCGTTCTTCGCGTGTGGCGGCACGTTGTCTTTGGTTGTGTTTCAGTTGACGGTGACCTCGAGCAGGAGCACGCCGTACGCGCACACCAGCCTCTTGTCCTCGTCCGTCATGCGTACCGGCCCGGATTCGAGTGACGCGTCGATGAGCGGCGCGACGTTTCCGAGCCCGATGATCTCCCTCGCGATGTCGGCCCACAGGCGTGCGGCCTTGTCCCAGTCGCCCGTATGGTCCTCTCTCATGCATCGCACGCTCAACCGCAGCCGCACGTACTGCGAGATTGGAGTGCTCATGTCCTGCATGGAGTCGGCCAGAGTGGCTTCGGTGAAGGGCGGTTCGAGGTCGGCTCGTTCGATGGTGTCGAACGTCACGTCCGGGAACAGTGTCCTCAGTTTGGGCAGGAGCAGCGGCTCCGTGCGGCGGGGAGTGACCGGAATGCTCATACGCGCATCCTTCCGAGCGTGTCCTCTAGCGTGCCGTGCGCCTTCTCCACCGGTGCCGGGCAGATGATCGCCACGCCGCTGCGGTTCTTGCCGTCATGGTCGCGGACCATGCAACGGTCATCCTCTACGGCGGCTTCGGCCGCGTCCCTCATGCGCGAGCGCAATGTCTCGTTTTTGAGGACCTGTTGGCTGAACGCCTTGCGGTTGAATACGAATCTGCATCGTTTGGCCATGCTTATCCTTCCCGTTCGCCCACGGTGATGACGTCGCCGATGTGGCGTCCGTGGAGGTTGTTCCACACTTGCGGTTTTCCTTTGACGGGCAGGAGGATGCCTCTGACTTTGATCAGGTCGGTGGCTTGGATGCCGGATGGTTGGCTACCGCGGATGTGGATCGTGTATTCGATGGTCCGTGGACTGGCGTTCTCCTCAACCTGGTCGATGGTGGAGGTCGGGGCGACCAAGGCCTGGAATGCGCCGACGCGGGCTGGCTTGCCTTGGATGGGGTTGCCGTCCGTGTCGGTGGTGAGCTGGCCGCGCCAGATTTCGATGGTTTCCACTAGGACGTCTCCCCCGTTGCCATGTCGACGCTGAACGCGCGTTGCGCGTTGATGCCGAGGATGCGTTTCTCGTCGTCGCGCAGCCAGAGGTCGCCGGTGGGCGCTCCGAAACTGTATTGTTCGCTGAAGCTGCCGGTGGTCTGGTTCATCTGCGTGATGCCGCCGGGAATGTCGTACGGGTCGGCCTGCATGATCCTGCGGACGATGTCGCAGGTGATCTTCGTCAACAGTCGTGGCCGTTCGTCGAGGAGCCGCCGCCAGTTCGGGGAGCGTTCCTTGATGTAGTCGGTCACGTCCGCGAGATGCGTGTCGGCTTTCTCGCGTGCCTCGTCGGTGAGCTTGTGCCATCTCCGTTCGAGATCGTCGGAGGTGGCGAACATGTCGGGTTCGTCCGTCATGGTCACTTCTTGTCCGGCAGTTTGACCGCCCCGGCGGATACGAGGCCGGCGATGATGTCGTCGAACTGTTTCGCCAACGTGTTGAACGCGGTGACGAGTTTGTCGAATTCGTCCTTGGTCGGAGTGTCCGCCGCGGCCTCGGCGATGTTGCTGTCGACGTTGCCGATCGCTTGTTCGGGCGCGTACTGCTTAATGCCGCCGAGGGTGTCCTCGCCGGCCGCCGGCAGCTCGTAGGCGCTGGATCCGGCGGAGAAGTCCGTGCCATCCTTGTTGACAAGGCTCACCTGCGCGTCCAACGGTCCGATCGTATGCTTCTTCTTACCTGACGGATTGACCACAAGGGTCTGGATGGGGAAACTCATCGTTCACCTCATTCCGTGGCCTTGAGTACGGCGAACGCCTTCGGATCGATGATCGCGAACGCGTACATCGCCTCGGTGCGGTATGCGATCTGGTTATGGGCCTTCAGGTCCACGCCGGTCTGGTCCGGATCGCCGTAGGCGATGATCTCGCTGGTCAGATCGCGGACCATGCCCCATTTGATGAGGCTGAAATCTCCCATGAACGCGAGCACCTTCGTCGGGGTCTTGGCCAGTCGGCCGTTGACGGTTCCGGAGGTCGCGGCGGTGATGCCGTCCAGGCTGCCGGCCTGCAGGTTCAGCGGGATCTCCGGGTAGAAGCGCATGCCGGTGGAGGGGACGCGCAGCTTGCGCAGGCGGGACGCCCAGGTCTTGGACAGGGCGACACCGTTGATGTCGTAGGAGTCGTTCAGCGCGTCGGCCAAAGCGTCCACGTTGCCGATCTCATCCTCGGTGGCGATCACCTGCACGGCGGACGTGCTCAATGGGTCGAATCCGGAGAGCGCCTCACCGGTCTTGGGGTTGATCGCATGGTAGATCACGTAGTCGAGGGCGCGGCCCAGTGCGGCTGCCTGATCGGCCTGGATGCTGCGGATGATCTGCAGCTGGTTGTCCTCGTCGGCCCACTGGAGTTCGCTGGTGACGCGGGTGGTGGTCTGCACCTTGAAGCGCTTCGCCACGACGGAGTCCACGGTCTGCTCGTAGCTGCTCTTGACCGCGCCTTCGGCCACTACCTCGGCTTCGCTCTTGCCGTTGAACACGAGGTAGTCGGCGTCGGAGAAGATCTGTGGCGTGCTGGGGCTCAGGGACGCGATGGTGCTGGTGTCCTTGGCCTTGTTCACGATTTCGGTGGCCACGCTCACGGGGAGCTTGATCTGGTCTGTTTTCATCGCCATGATGACTTGTCCTTTCGGATGGTTGGGTTATTCGCCTAGGAGCTGGTGGATGTACGAGAGCTCTTCGGCGTCCTTGTTGTTGTTCTGGTGCGATGGAGAGCCCGTCTGGTTCCTCACCTGAGGCGGCTTGGATGCCGGATGCAGCGCCGCGTGCAGGAGGTCCGCATGCGCCTCGAGTTCCTCCTTGGTTCCGCCGCGCAGCAGTTCGGCCGGAACGTCCTTGTCTTTGGCGACTTCGGACACCCATTCCGCGTGCTGCTTCTCGGCCGCGGCGTCGTCGATCTGCTTGCGCAGCGCCGCGTTCGATTCCTTGAGTTTGTCGATTTCGCTCTTTCCGGCGTTCTCCATCTCGTCGAGTTTCATGGCCTTGGACTTGAGCTCGTCGTAGTCCTTGTACTTGCCGCGCTCCTTGGCCAGTCGCTTCTCGACGATCTGGTCGACCTGTTCCTGGGTGAACGACCTCGGCTCACCGCCGTCGCCACCGTCATTGGAACCGCCCTCGTCGCCACCGCCGTCGATGAGACGGATGTGTGCCGGGAATCGGAATCTGATGGACATGCTGCTCTCCTTTGCTGTTTCCCGTGGATTCGAGTTCGACCGCGCCACGGTGCGCTGTATGGTCCTCCCACGCGATACGGCGCATGGTCGCCGCCAACCTGAATGGCTGGCCGAGTGGTGGATGCAGGATTCGCACCTGCGCGGCTGTGAAGCGCCCGAGTTACAGTCGGGTCCATTCGTCTGCTCTGGCAATCCACCGAAATCAATGGTTTTTGGTAAAATAGAAGTACCGGAGGTCCCGTGCAGACTTGAAATAATAGCCTATTCGTGCGGGAGTGCCTCCGGGTTTTTATTGCAGCTCGATTTCTCTCATCCCGTTGTTGTCCAATAGGAACAAACGTCTGATCTTGTTTTTCTTATGCAGCGCGTTATAGCGGGAAAGTTGCGTCACCAGTTTCTCCGGAGCCGAGTATCCAGTGAGATCCACAATGAATGCATCCTTCACGACACCATGCTGCTCGGCTTTGGATACCGCTTTTGAGATGTTCTTCGAAATGGATCCGTAGTCTGGGCGTTTTTGCCGAGATGACTTAACCTCGCACTCAAGGTCTTGCTCAATCCATTTCAAGTCATTCGTCGATTTGTGCCCCAAAGTATCGCGTGGAATCCATTCGTAATGCTGTCCGAGTGACTTGAAATGTTCCAGGAACACGATTTCAGGCATCTCAAGGACGTCTGCGTCTACTGGGACGCCAAGCGCCTTCTGCCTTCCATCCCATCCTTTCTTGCTTAATGATTTCTCGTCGCGCATGCCGGTGAAATCATGTTCGACTTTGAAAGACGCACGTTTCTTCGGCATGATCCCGTCGCTCAATTGCTTAGGGAACTTATGACGCATAACGAATGTGACGGCATTCGCGTCGGCCGAATCCAACTTGATTCCGGCTTCCTCGGCGGAGGACTTCCAATTCTTTCCCAATGCGTTGCCGTTGATGGCTTGCACGGCCTGATCGTACATGGCTTTATACTTCGCTTGGTCATAGCCGAAGATCTTGTCCTTGCCCCAGCTGCACACGGGAATGCAACGGCATTTGCCGTTATGGAAAGAGCCGCCGAAGTCCGCGCTTTCCTCACTGGTGTATGCGAATCCTCGGCTGGCGAGCATCACGCAAAATGCACAAGGATTGGAGCCTCGTGGGACGCGTGCCCATCCAGGATGCGTCTCGTCGGCGTCGCGGTTGTTCTGCGTGGTCAATCGTACAGACCTGCTCATCATGTCGGCAATGAACTGCTGCCAGTCGTCCACCGTCTTCAGGTCGGGCCAAAGGTCTTCAACAGTCAGCCCGTTGGCGTTGCCATGCTTCAAATTAGTGTAGTTATGCCCATTCCAATCGGTTCCAGTGAAACCGCCTACCTGACGGTATAGCACTTCATATTCGTCGCAAGTAGATGAGACGTAGGGCGGCATTTTGATGCCGGCGTATTTCTGCCACAGGTTCCTGGTGTCAGTGTAGTACCTGCGTGATCGTTCGGACGCATCGCGGGTGTACCTGAGCACTATGTCTTGTCGTTCCAACGGTTTCGCGGATTCCATCGCGTCGGTGGCGTCGTCTGTCAGATTCTCAAGATCAGTCTCGTAATCCCTATGCAGTTTCTCCAGTTTCTGACGAAGCTGCGCTTTCGCCGGTTCCGGCAGATCCAGATTGTTCAGATCCATCCGTCACCTCCGAGGACGCCGCGCTTCTGTCCATGAGCTGGTCGATGCGTTGTTCCGATTTCTGCCGTTGCTGGTCGGCGCGTAGGCGGGTGATTTCCTCGCGGGTCAGGCCGAGACGTTCGAGTCCGACATCGGAGTCGGCGTAGCCGGTGATCTTGTCGGCGATCTTCGTGAACGCGTCGGCGCGCGCCGCGTCGGAGATTTCCCTTGTGGGCGCCCATACCGGATGCACGTCGCGCATGGAGTCGGGTATCGTGTTCGCGCCTTCGCGCAATGCCACGGCGATGCCCATGGCCCGTTTGAGTTCCCGTCCGAAGGCCACGTTCTGCTTGTCGGCGATGCGCGTCAACCGTCGTTCGGCGGATGCCATGGCCTCGGCGCTGGTCGGATTGTCCAACGTGATGCCCAGATAGTCGACCGGCACTCGGGTCTGCGAGGCGACGAGCATGGCCAAGGTCTTGAGCATGTCCGAATGGGGCGTCATGGACGCCTGCTGCACCTGATGCAGTTGGGGAAGCTCTCCGTTCTCGTCCGCGGTGATCGCGTTGATCGCCTGGATGAGACTCGTCCATGTGTTGCTGCTGAACGCGTCCCTGTTCGCTCCGATGAACCAGAGTTTCGGAACGGAATAGAATTCGGCCGACGCCTCCATGCGGACCACGGTGCGGAATCCGGCGTCGACGAGGCTCATGAGCGAACGGCTGATGCGGCTGTGGCCGAATGGCCGGTCCATCTGCCTGTCGTAGGCGAGCGCGACGGCAGTCGGCTGGTCGAAGTTCGTTTCGATTTTCTCCGCCCGCCATGGGGTCAGGTGGCCGGAGCATTCGTAGACCTTGCCGGGGAGCCACACGTTGAACGCGCAGATTCGTCCGTCCTTGTCGTCCTCGGTGATGGTCAATGCCGCGGCCAGACGGTGGTTGCGTCGGTCCCAGATTCCAGCGGACCAGTCGGCGGAGCGTGGGATCATGCTGATCCGGTCCGGATTCTCCGGGTCTGCGGCGATGGTCAGGAAGCTGCATGAGTGCTTGTAAGCGGATACGATCAGTTCTGACGTGGCCACGTCCAATTGGTTGTCCTCGAACAGGTCGTTGACGCCCATCGTGTCGTCGCCGGATACGCTGAACCCTTCCAGGTCGCTCAGGTCGCTCAATGATCGGACGGCCAGTTCGGGCCATCCGATCATCGCCTCGACCTTGTTTTTGATCTGGTCGGGGATGGAGATTCCGAAGTCTTTGAATCGTTCCTTGCAGTCGTAGTAGGCTCCGCGGATCAGGTTGCGTGGGTATTTCTCACGCCACACGCGCAACAGTTCGTGGATGATGGGCATGTCCTCGTCGTCGACGCCGAGGATGGTGCCGACGTTTCCGCTTGCGGTGTCGAGGTAGCTGCTGCCGGTGAATTTCGGAGCGACACTTACCGTTGTGCCGTCGGCCATGTAGAACACCATCAGAACATCACCTCCTGTCGTCTTCCCGGATGTCGTTTCGTCGTGAACGCCCCATACAGGGCGAGAGTGGTGGACACGAGCGGCGTGATGTCGACATCGCTGCCGAGTTTGTTCCAGGCGATCGCGCCGGACTGTCCAAGAGGCCGCGTGGTGGCGCCCTTGACGGCTGCGGCCAGCTGCGGCTGGTATTCGTCCCGTGGATGCTTGAGCGTTCCGGCCTTGAGCATGTCGAGGAAGCGTCCGCACGCGCGGCCCATCTCCTGCATGTTCGTCACCGTGACCCTCACATGCGCCTTCTTCAGTTCGGGCAGCAGGCTCATAGCGGGCGACTGCGCGTCGATGACCACGCTGGCGGTCTTCGGCCAATGTTCGGCGAGCCAGTCCACGGCCCACATGGTTCCCGCCTGCCGTGCGTCCTTGATGTTCGCCATCTGGATGACGGCCGAACCGTCCGCGTACCGTAGCGCGGCTCCGATGGTCAGCACGCTCCTGTCCGGAGGCATGTCGATGCCGAAGCTCACGGTTCCCCCATCAGGCACGTCGTCGATGGCCGCGGCCTGCCACAGGTCCGGGCTGATGGCGTACGCGGTGGCGGTCTCATCCCATATGCCAAGCGCCTCGCGACGGAATGAATCTTCCGACAGGTTGTTGCGCATGCGCATGATTGCCTGTTCGCTTGTACGTTTCGGATAGCTGGGATTCGCTTTAGCCCACTGTTCGCGGTCGTCCGGATCCGCATCCTTGTCGGCGGCGAGCTCCACGTAGAGGAGGTTCCCGTCATGGTTCAACGCGTGCATGCGCTTCTCCGTGAACGCCTCGCACTGGTCTCCCGGCTTGGGTGGATTGCCCATATACACGACCAGGGGATTAGGACTCGTGTTCAAAACCGGAATCATATTGTCCATCGCGCGCACTGTGAGGATCTGCGCTTCGTCGAACACGGCCACGTCCACGCTGTGCAATCCTCGGCCGAAGCCGTTTTCGCGGGCGCCGAACATGATGCGGCTGCCGGACGTGAACGTGATCTCCTGTTGGCCGTTCGCCCTGCGGATGCGTTCCACGTACCGGCCGAGCACTGGATTGCGCTCCATCTCGCACATGTCCGCGAATGTCTCGTCGCTGGTGCGAGTATGGTGAGCGGTCCAGATGGCTTTCAGGTTCGGCGTGAGTATCGCCTTGAGGAACAACGCGGTGCCGACGGTAAAGGTCTTGCCGATCTGCCTGCAGCTGGACAGCACGGCGCCGTCCGCGCCACACGCATACTTGCCTTCCGCGTTCTTGGCGAACAGAAGCCACAAGAAGCCCTGCTGCCACAAGTCGAAACGGATGCCAGCCTTGCGCGCGGCTTTGTTGATTCGAGTGAACTCGCTGCCGACGATGCCTTCCGGCTGGCGGAGGACCTTGGCGATTTCAGACAATCGACGCTCCGACATCGTCCGTCACCTCGTCTTCCTCATCGTCCAGCAGGTCGGTCAGACCGCCGCCTTGGAGCGATTCGATGCGTTCGCATACGTCGATGAGCTGGCGGCTGATCGCTGGCAGTGCGTTTGCCGGTGTGGACGTGTCGTCCATGGCCTTCTGCAGTCGGTCGCGGTTGGCGCGCAGCATGTCCAGCATGCTGCCGTCCATCATCCTCTCGAAACTCCGCTGGTCGAGATCCTGCTCCGGCTTCTGTTTCGTTTCCATGGCTTTGACGGGCGGCTTACTGTTCCGGTCCTGTGCGGGCCTGTTCTTTTTCCGACGATAATCGGCTTTCTGGCGGCAGGACTTGGAACAGTACTTCTGAGGCCGCCCATGGCCGGAAGGCTGGAATTCCTTGCCGCAGAGTTCGCACTTCATCGGCGCTTCCCTCGCTTTCCGACCTTTCGTTGTTTCCCTGTTTCCGACGTTTGCATTCCGGGAGGGATATCGGCACTGCCTTGTGAG